GTTTATCGACATCTTTCACGCACAGAGTCTGTTGGCTTTGGTACTCAATGTATTAAACTAGAACACGAAGTGTACCGCATTCTTAATGCACAACGTGATAGAGGATTTAAGCTTGACCAGCAACATGCTATGAGTCTTTTAGCAGAACTAAATGAAAAGATCGACAAAGCAGAAAAGCGTGTTCACAAAACATTCAAGCCACGCGAAACATTTATTACTTTGGTTCCAACAATGACCAAGGCAGGTAAGGTTTCTAAGATGGCGCAAGTCAAAGGCGAAACCAAAAAGGTCAGACTATCTGATGAAGAGTATGAAAAAGCGTGTAAGAATCCAAACGAGCATCTTGTTCGTCGTGATTCTGAACCTTTTAACCTTGGTTCTAGAAAACAAATTGGAGAATATCTCTTGGAGTTTGGCTGGAAGCCTACAAAATTTACGCCTACGGGACAGCCAATTGTTGATGAAAAAGTTTTATCGCAAATAAAAGATATACCTGAAGCAGCTATCATCGCTGAGTATCTAATGCTTCAAAAGCGCATAGCTCAGATAAACTCTTGGTTTAAAGAAATGCAAGACGACGGACGCATTCGTGGGTATGTCAATACTATTGGTGCTGTGACAGGTCGAATGACACACAGCAGTCCTAACATGGCACAGATTCCAAGTACAAGCAGTCCTTACGGTAAAGAGTGTCGAGAATGTTGGACAGTCGAAGACAATTACAAACTAGTTGGTATTGATGCCAGCGGCTTAGAATTACGTATGTTAGCTCACTACATGAACGATGAAGGGTTTACTTATGAATTACTCAACGGAGACATACACACAGCAAATCAAATGGCTGCAGGACTTGAATCAAGACCTCAGGCAAAAACTTTCATCTATGCCCTCTTATACGGCGCAGGAGATGCAAAGCTTGGATCAGTGGTTGGAGGAGACGCAAAAGATGGTGGAAGACTTAGACAATCTTTCTTCGATAATCTCCCTGCATTCAAGGATCTTAAGGACAGAGTTGCACGAGCGTCTAAAAGAGGTTACCTCAAAGGTTTAGACAAACGTAAGTTGTTTGTGCGTTCAGAACATTCTGCACTAAATACTTTATTACAAGGCGCTGGTGCAATTGTTATGAAGCAGGCGTTGATTAATTTGCAAGAAAGTATTAAAGACTTAGATGCACACTTTGTTGCTAACGTCCACGATGAGTGGCAGATTGAAGCACACAAAGATATAGCAGATAAAGTAGGTGAGTTAGGTATTGCTGCAATTGAACAAGCTGGTAAAGACTTTAATTTAAAGTGTGAATTAACAGGAGAATACAATGTTGGAAACAGCTGGGCAGATACCCATTGATTTTCAAGAAGAATCAACAATTACAGATAGTAATAGAAAAGGAGACCTAGCTGAATATTATGCGGTTACATGGCTATGGGACAACGGTTATGAAGTTTTTGTAAATGCTGGATGTACTGGACCTATAGATATGGTCGCAGTAAAAAACGGAAAAACTATTTTAATTGATGTTAAAACTAGATTACATGATCCTAGATTTCCTAACGCTAAAAAAAGCAGGGGCAAGACTAGGACTAAAGCTCAAAAAGAAATGGGTGTAGTAGTATTAGCCTTTGATCATGATACACGTAAACTATGGTGGGTGGACCACAAAGAATGAAAACATTAGACACTTTAATACAAGACATATATTCTAGTCTTGAAGGCCTTTCCACTGGAGAGGCTTTAAATATCTCTGAAGAAGAACTAGACTTAACTCTTTCGCGTATGAAAGAAAGCATACTTGCTTGGTCTAAACCACGAGAAGTTGACAACAGCTTTAGACTTCGAATGTCTAACATTGGAAGACCTTTACGGCAGCTGTGGTACGAAAGCCAAAGCTCTTCAGAACCACATGTTGTTAGTGGCTCAACACAAATCAAGTTTCTTTATGGACATATCCTAGAAGAAATAGTCTTGATGTTAGTCCGAATGGCAGGGCACAAAGTTACATCAGAACAAAAAGAAATAGATGTTGACGGCATCAAAGGCCACATGGATTGTAAAATAAACGGTGAAGTTGTAGACGTTAAAACAGCTTCAAAGTTTTCTTTCAATAAATTTAAAGATGGCTCACTGGTCAACAACGACCCCTTCGGGTATCTTGCACAGTTGTCTGGCTATGAAACTGCTGAAGAAACAAACGCTGGTGGCTTCCTTGTTATCAATAAAGAAAGCGGCGAGTTGTGTTTGTTTCGGCCTGACGACCTTGAGAAGCCAAATGTAAAAGAAAAAATTGCAAAGGTCAAGGCAGCAATTGCCGTTGACACACCGCCAGACAGGTGCTATGCTCCTATACCTGAAGGTAAAAAAGGTAATATGAAACTACCTTCTGGTTGTGCATACTGTCCGTATAAGTTTGAATGCTACTCAGATGCAAATGACGGTGATGGACTTAGAGCATTTAGATATTCTAATGGTCCTGTATACTTCACTAAAATAGCAGTAGAACCACGAGTTGAAGAGATTCTTTTATGAATAGAAAAACAATTAAACAAATCAACAAACAAGTTGGACCTATTCTTGTTGCTTGGTTAAAAACATTAGTCTCTGAAGAAGAAGCCAAGAAGATCACTTTAGATAATTACAAAGAACTTCTCCCTGATCAGACGCATGTTTTTGCCAACAACAAGTTTTTTCTTAGCACCTTTTCACCACGGTGGGTGCGTAAAAAACTAAAAGGTTTAGTGGCTCGACAGCCTAATAAGCCTATTAACTCATACACTCTAGAAGATATTAAAGCTGAGATGCAAACATGGAAAATGATCAACAGGGACTTTTAGTTCCGCTTGAAGTAATTATTCTTGGTTTTGCTGCGCACTTTACTAACGGCAACGATGTCAATAGCGTTGAAGATGAAGCGCTTTTTGATCTTCAAGCTGCTCTAGAGTTAGAGATAGAACGAAGAGGAGTAGTAATACATTGAGTAAAGAACCTAAAATACGCAAAGGCTACCGCAAGCGGAGGGTTGTGAGGCCACGAGAAAAAGATTTAGAGCCGGGCTATGACTCACACTGGGAGTATAAACTACACTCTGGTCCTTTATCCGATTGGGACATACACACGACAAAAGTTGACTATGTTGTTGAACATACGTACCATGCAGACTTTGTTAAAGTAATAGACGGTAAAACAATATTGCTTGAAGCCAAAGGACGCTTTTGGGATGCGCCCGAATACACCAAATATGTATGGATAAATAAATCTTTACCTAAAAATTATGAGTTAGTCTTTTTGTTTTCAGACCCTAATGCTCCAATGCCTCAAGCCAAAAGGCGTACAGACGGAACAAAAAGGTCTCATGCAGAGTGGGCAAGCTCAAAAGGATTTAGGTGGTTTAGTGAAGAATCGCTACCGGACGAATGGATTGACAAGGATTATAAAGAAGAAGGACTATGATAGATCGTAAACAAGAACGCTCTGATAAGTTTAATCGCAAAAAGAAATTTAAACGAAAAGGAGAAGCACCTCCTAGGAAAAGAAAAGAAAATGGAATCTCCTTGCGTCAAAGAATGCAAATTAGTGAATGATAAATGTTCAGGCTGCGGCAGAACAAAAGAGCAGATTATTAATTGGACAAAATATACTGATGAAAAAAGGAAAAGAATTATTGAAATGTTACGTTTGTAATTCTGAATTAATTTGGGGAGGCGATATAGACTCCACAGATATGGACGACAACAACATAATCGAAACAACATTGACCTGTAGTTTTTGCGATGCTACAGTAGTTGTTTTTCAACCAACTGAAAAGGAAGACTAATGGACTTGTACCAACAATATATCCACAAATCACGTTATGCTAGATACTTACCAGATGAACAGCGGCGCGAAACGTGGGAAGAAACAATTGACCGATATCTTAATTTCTGGATTGAAAAAGGTAAGCTTACCCTTGAAGAAGCTAATGGGATGTTTGCAGATATCCACGACTTAAACGTTATGCCATCAATGCGAGCGCTTATGACAGCAGGAGAAGCCCTTGATCGTGATAACGTGGCAGGGTTTAATTGTAGTTATTTACCAATCGACCACCCAAAAGCATTTGACGAAATGATGTACGTCTTGATGTGCGGAACAGGCGTAGGATTCAGCGTTGAGCGCCAATATATTAGCAAATTACCAGATGTAGCAGAGGAGTTTCATGAAACAGATACCGTTATACATGTCGCCGACAGTAAAATTGGATGGGCTAAAGCTTACAGAGAACTTATTAGCTTGCTCTATTCGGGTCAACTTCCAAAGTGGGACATCAGTGGAGTACGACCTGCAGGGGCAGCCCTTAAAACCTTCGGCGGTCGAGCGTCTGGTCCAGAACCTCTTGTCGATCTGTTCAACTTCACAGTCGGCATCTTTCGGGAAGCTGCTGGACGTAAACTTAGCTCCATCGAATGCCACGATTTGTGCTGTAAGATTGCACAGATCGTTGTCGTCGGAGGTGTTCGCAGGTCCGCTCTTATCAGTTTATCTAACCTCACTGACGATCGAATCCGACGAGCAAAGTCAGGGCAGTGGTGGCAAGATAATCCTCAGCGAGGACTAGCAAACAACAGCGCATGTTATACAGAAAAACCTGATTTTGAGGCATTTTTAAATGAGTGGAAAAGTTTATACGAGTCCCGCTCTGGAGAACGAGGAGTCTTCTCTAGGGTTGCAAGTCAAAAGCAAGCTGCAAAGAACGAGCGACGAGATGCTACCTATGATTTTGGAACTAATCCATGCAGCGAAATCATCCTCCGACCCTACCAGTTCTGCAATCTGTCGGAAGTTGTCGTCAGGTCAACCGATACTTTGTCAGACCTTAAACGAAAAGTACGTGTTGCGACTATCCTTGGAACTTTACAAGCTACCCTCACAAACTTTAGGTATCTAAGGAAGGTGTGGCAAAACAACACAGAAGAAGAAGCATTGTTGGGCGTGAGTCTTACAGGAATTATGGACCACCCAACCTTATCAGGAAGGAGAGACAAAGGTGTTCTTAAAACTTGGCTTACAGAACT